GTTAACTTACTTTTTGCAGCAGCAGACGCCGATGGCGCTGAAGCAATTGCAGAAGATTTAATAACTATAGTAAATGCAAGAAAAGATTGTATGGCGTTTATATCTCCACCATTAGAAGACACTGTTAATAATGCTACTCCAGCAGCAAGCGTAAAAGCTTTTGCTGATGGTTTAACATCAACATCTTACGCTTCATGTGATTCAACAGCACTATATGTATATGACAAATATAACGACAAATACAGATATATAGCTGCTTCAGGTCATATGGCAGGACTTTGCGCTAATACTGATTCAGTAGCAGATGCATGGTTCTCACCAGCAGGAGTAAACAGGGGTCAACTTTTAGGAGTAACTAAATTAGCATTTAATCCTAAGAAAGCAGACAGGGATTCTTTATATAAAGCAAGAGTCAACCCTATAGTATCATTACCTGGACAAGGTACTTTACTATTTGGAGACAAAACTTTATTAAGTAGACCTTCAGCATTCGACAGAATTAATGTTAGAAGGCTGTTTATAGCATTAGAAAAGGCAGTTAGCACAGCAGCTAAAGCACAACTTTTCGAATTTAACGACGAATTTACAAGAGCACAGTTCAGAAACTTAGTTGAACCGTTCTTAAGAGACGTCAAAGGAAGACGTGGTCTTTCAGACTTTTCAGTAGTCTGTGATACTACCAATAACACTAGCTCAGTAATTGACGGTAATAAATTTGTAGCTGATATCTTTATCAAGCCTGCAAGAAGTATTAACTTCATAACATTGAGCTTCGTAGCAACGAGGTCCGGAGTAGAATTCTCCGAGATTTCAGGTTCATAGGAGATTAAGACATGGCAATATTAGGCGTAGACGATTTTAAATCAAAATTAGTAGGCGGTGGAGCAAGGTCTAACCTTTTCAAGGTGACTATGAACTATCCAAGTTATGCACAAGGTGATGTTGAACAAACATCTTTCATGTGTAAGACAGCTCAGATGCCTGCATCAATTATAGCACCTATCCCTGTATTATTCAGAGGTAGAACATTGCAAATAGCTGGTGACAGAACATTCGACCCATGGACAATTACTGTAATCAACGATGTTGATTTCACAGTTCGTAACGCTATGGAACGTTGGATGAATGGTATTAATGGACATAACGAAAACACAGGATTATCAAATCCTACTGACTATCAAGCTGACGCAATTGTTGAACAATTGAATAAGGCTGGAGAAGTTACAAAGAAATATGACTTTAGAGGTCTGTTTCCAACTAACATTTCTGAGATAGAAGTAAGTTATGACTCAGAAAATACTATAGAAGAGTTCACAGTCGAATTCCAGGTACAATACTGGGAATCAGACACTACTTCGTAAGGTATATAAATAATATTAGAAGAGGGGATTTTATGTCCCCTCGGATAATATTGAGGTAAATGTATGGCTGAATTATTTGGCTTTGAAATAAATAGAAAGAGTTCTAAACAAAAGGAACTACCTTCATTCGTTCCTAAGACGGACGAGGATGGCTCGGGTGTAATTCAAGCGGGCGGTCACTTTGGCGCGTACATCGACATGGATGGCGACAAGTTCAAAAATGAAGTTGACTTAATACTAAAGTATAGAGATATAGCATCACAACCAGAATGCGATGCAGCTATTGAAGACATAATAAATGAATCAATAGTAGGTAACAATGATGAAGCACCTGTTAATCTAGTATTAGATGAATTAGAAGTATCAGACAAAATAAAAGAATCTGTCAAATTTGAATTTGAGGCAGTTCTTAAATTATTAAACTTTAACGCGTATGCTCATGATATATATCGTAAATGGTATATTGATGGAAGACTACCGTATCATATTATTATAGATAAAGGCTCCCCTAAAAAAGGTATTCAAGAATTGCGATATATCGATCCTACCAAATTAAGAAAGGTGAAAGAGATCGAAGAAAAGCAAGACCCTAAAACAGGCGCTAAGATTATCGAAAAAAGCGATGAGTTCTTTTTATTCCAAGACAAGTTAATGTCTGGAGCAGAACAAGGATTGAAAATATATCCTGATGCAATTGCATACTGTACATCTGGAGTCATGGACCCAGGTAGAAAAAGAATATTATCTTATTTACATAAAGCTTTAAAACCAGTGAATCAACTTAGAATGATGGAAGATTCACTAGTCATATACAGAATATCACGTGCACCAGAACGTAGGATATTTTATATTGATGTTGGTAATTTACCTAAGGGTAAAGCCGAAGAATACCTAAGAGGTATCATGAATCAATATAGAAACAAATTGGTATATGACGCAAAGACTGGTGATATCAAAGACGATAAAAAACATATGAGTATGTTAGAAGACTTTTTCCTACCAAGACGAGAAGGTGGAAGAGGAACTGAAATCACCACGCTACCAGGCGGCGAGAATTTAGGACAGATAGATGATATTATATACTTCCAAAAGAAATTATATAAGTCACTTAATGTTCCATCTAATAGATTAGAACAAGAAGCTCAGTTTACACTAGGTAGAAGTAGTGAAATAACAAGAGACGAAGTAAAGTTTAAGAAGTTCATAGACAGATTAAGAAAAAGATTTTCTGATTTGTTCATGCAATTACTTAAAACTCAACTCTTACTTAAAGGTATTATTACCGAAGGTGATTGGCATGAGTGGAAAGAAAGTATTGCCTTTGACTTTATCGAAGACAACTATTTTTCTGAACTTAAACAATCAGAAATGTTAAGAGAAAGATTTGATATGCTAGGAAACTTAGATGAATATGTAGGTAAATACATATCAAATGAATGGATACGTAAAAACGTATTACGTCAGACTGACGATGAGATTGAAGAGATTAAAAAACAAATCGATCAAGAGACTAAAGATGGAGATAATGATACTCCGGATGGTGACGACCCTCGTTGGGACGGCAAATAGTATAAATATATAAACAAGGACAAACAAATGAATGTAAATGAATTGATAAAGAATCTACAAGATGGAGATAACGTTTCGGCTAATAAACAGTTTAATACTGTAATGGCTGACAAAATGACAGCTGCTCTTGATGCGAAGAAAATAGAAGTAGCATCAAGCTTAAATCAGCGCAATACTCCAGCAGTAGCTGAAGAACAAACAACAGAAGAGAATTAATTCTCTTTTACTAGGTATTTAAATGAAATTAATAACAGAGTACGTAGAACAAAATATAGAAACGATTTGTGAACAAAAGAAAGATGGAACTAAAGAATATTTCATCGAAGGTGTGTTCATGCAATCGAATAAAAAGAACAGAAATGGTCGTATTTACGAAAAAGCTAGCTTAGAAAGAGCAGTAGATAAATACGTTACCGAACAAGTTTCTCAAGGTAGAGCAGTTGGTGAGTTAAATCATCCGGAAGGGCCAACAGTTAACCTTGACAAAGTTTCACATAAAATCACGGATTTGCATTGGCAAGGAAATGATGTTATAGGAAAGGCATCGATCTTAAATACACCTATGGGTTTAATCGTAAAAGGTTTACTCGAAGGTGGTGTTAAGTTAGGTGTATCAAGTCGTGGTATGGGAAGTCTTGTACAGAAGAATGGCGCTAGTTACGTGGGGGACGACTTTATGTTGGCCACAGTAGATATCGTTCAAGACCCAAGCGCTCCAAGTGCATTTGTAAATGGAGTGATGGAAGGTGTTGAATGGGTATGGGATAACGGCCTTATTCGTCAACAAGATATTGAAGCAATTGAGACTGAAATTAAAAGCGCTCCTCGCAAAAATTTGCAAGAAGCTGAAATAAGAGCTTTTAAAAATTTCCTCTCTAAATTAAATCTAAAATAGGAGAAAACTATTATGTCAGACGACAGAAATGAGTCAGAAGTAGTTACATCTGTTGAAGAAGAGCAAGTAGATGCTCTCGTTGAAAATGAAATTTTAGACGAGGAATCTCTTGAAGAGACTTATGGCAAAGACAAGAAAAAAGTCAATGCTATGAAGTACAACTCCAAAGAAGAGCCAGTGGACGAGGAAGAAGAAGATGAAGAGGAAGTCAAAGAAGACGCACCTACAGTCGATATTCCAAAAACAAAGGCAGGAGTTATTCAAGCAACAGTTGATATGCTAAAGAAGGCTAAATCAGAAGACGCAAAGAAAATGTTCTCAAAGCTAGTTACTATCGATAGTGAACCAGCAAATATTAAATCAGAAAAAGATGCAGAAAATACTACATCTAAAATGCCTGAACCTAAAGCGAAAGCTAAAGTAGAAGCCATTGATTTTTCTGATGATATAGATGCTATCATTAAAGAGGAAGCAACACTTTCAGACGGATTCCGCGGAAAAGCATCTGCAATATTCGAAGCAGTACTTACTAGTAAGTTAAGCGAAGAAGTTGACAGACTTGAAGCAGAATATGCGCAAAATTTAGAAGAAGAAGTTAGCGAAGTTCATTCTTCACTAGTAGAAAAGGTAGATTCATACCTTAACTATGTAGTTGAAGGCTGGATGGAAGATAACCAACTCCAAGTACAGGAAGGTCTTAGGACTGAAATTGCTGAAGAGTTTATGACTTCACTACAATCAGTGTTCAAAGAACACTACATCGAAGTACCAGAAGGTAAAGAAGACCTCGTTGATGACCTCAGCGAACAAGTTTCTGAACTAGAAGTTACTTTAAATAAAACCACAGATGATAATATCAAATTACATGCCGAAGTTCAAAATTTTGAAAAGCAAGCTGTAGTAAGAGAACAATCATTAGGGCTTGCTGAAACAGAAGCTGAGAAATTAGCATCATTAGTAGAAGATATCGATTTTGATACAAAAGAAACTTTCGAAATGAAAGTGAAAACTGTAAAAGAGTCATACTTCACTAAAGAAGTTACCGAATCAGTTGATGAAGTTGATAGTTTATTGGGAGATGGAACAGTCGAATCAGACGTTTCAGATAACATGGCTAGATACGGACAAGCTATAACAAACTTTAATAATTAAGGAAAAAAAAATGTTTAATGCAGATAAAAACTTAATGGAAAAATGGAGTTCAGTACTCGACCACGAGTCAGTCTCCCCTATCCAGGACAACTACAAGAAAAGCGTTACAGCTAGACTTTTAGAAAACCAAGAAGTTGCCTTACAAGAAGAAAGAGTTCACAGCCAAGGAAATTATATTTCTGAAGCAGCGGCTGCCAATAATATTGGCGCTGGAAATATTGGTTCATTTGACCCAGTATTGATCTCTCTTGTACGTAGAGCAATGCCAAACCTTATTGCTTATGATATCGCAGGCGTTCAGCCTATGAGTGGACCAACAGGTCTTATCTTTGCAATGAAATCAAAATACTCAACCCAGGGCGGAACAGAGGCTTTATTTAATGAAGCTGATACTGACTTTACTGGCACAGGTACACATCAAGCCGAACCTACTGGTTTAGGCGGAGCAACCGATGCTGATACTGATGGATCTATTGCTGATACAGCAGCAGCTGATATCACTAACACATTCGGTACAGGTCTTACGACTACAGCAGCAGAAAGATTAGGAGTTGGCGCGTCCGGCGACGGTTCTTTCGGCGAAATGGCTTTCTCAATCGAGAAATCTACAGTAACTGCTAAGTCAAGAGCTCTGAAAGCTGAATACACAATGGAATTAGCACAAGATCTTAAAGCAGTCCACGGACTAGACGCTGAAGGCGAACTTGCTAATATCTTATCAGCTGAAATTTTAGCTGAAATCAACAGAGAAGTTGTTAGAACTATTCTAACTAAAGCAAAAATTGGTGCTTTACAAACTTCTACTGCTGTAAGTGGTATTTTTGATGTTAACACAGACTCAGACGGAAGATGGATGGTAGAGAGATTTAAAGGTCTTATCATGCAAATCGAAAGAGAATGTAACGTTATCGCTAAAGAAACAAGAAGAGGAAAAGGTAATTTCATTATCTGTTCTTCAGACGTTGCTTCAGCTTTAGCAGCTGCTGGAATGTTGGATTATACTCCAGCTTTAAGCACTAACTTAAATGTTGATGACACAGGTAATACTTTTGCTGGTGTTCTTAACGGAAGAGTTAAAGTCTATATCGACCCTTATGCTACTATTGATTTTGTATGTGTAGGTTATAGAGGAACAAACCCGTATGACGCTGGTATGTTCTACTGTCCTTACGTACCATTAACAATGGTTAAAGCAGTTGGTGAGAATGACTTCCAACCTAGAATGGGATTCAAAACAAGATACGGTATGGTTGCAAATCCATTCGTAGCTGCTGACGGCACCGGTACAGACCGTGCTAACCAGTACTTCAGAATCTTCAGAGTTGACGACATTATGGTGTAAACCGTAGTTAGTTAAATCTAATTCGACTAAAGGGTTTCTTCGGAGACCCTTTTTTTATGTGTATAAATAATTTAGTATTAATTAAACAATGGAGAAATACAATGAATAAAATAATGTTAATTGGACTTACAATTATATCGCTTTCGCCTTTTGCGAATGCTAATGTAACAGGTACAATAGGTGCAGAGTCTGAATACTTTTTCAGAGGAGAAAGTCAAGGCACAGGAACAGCTATGCAAATGAGATTGCATGCTGAGAATTCTGGCTGGTTTGGTGGAGTGTGGGCAAGTGAAATTGACCATGAAGTTTCTAGTTGGGAACATAACTTTTATGGTGGTTATTCTTATAACTTATCAGAAAACATGAGCCTTTATGGCGGTATAGTTAAATATGATTTTGACGAAAAATGGCTGAAAATTGGACCAGATTCTGAAAATAATAAAAATGATTTAAAAGAATACTTTATTGGTGGTTCTTATAAAAGCGTTTCAATGAAACATTCTATTAACACAGAAAATAGCGACTTGACGTATACTCAGTTTGGATATGATTTACCACTAGGTTTAGCTATGATAGACCTTATGTTAACTTGGGGTAGACACAATACTGGTGAAGATGTATTAGGATTAAAAGGCACAAAAGCTTTTGGCAATTGGGATATATCAGTTATGGCTATGAAAAGAGATGAAATGAAACCTCATTCTTCTGTAGGCATACACTACAATTTTTAATAACTTTAAGAATTTATTAAGGGTTTCTTCGGAGACCCTTTTTTTATGTGTATAAATAATACTGTACAATAAAGTACAGACACATACACACAGGAGAAAAATATGTCAAACACAAATAAATCCGGCTTCGAAATAAGAGCCGACTTACTAAGCCAAGCACAAGGAATAATAGAGGGAAACCTTCAGAGGAAAGTCGATGCAATTTATACGCATAACGATAATCATCCGGATGATAAGAAACCTTTACCTACTCAAGCAATTTCAGCAGCAGATGTAATAACAGTTGCTTCAGAAATGAATGAATTTGTTAATAGTAAGTAATAGACTTATATAAATAGATATATGGCAACTTTAACTACAAACAAGAATTTTTTGAGTCCAGTAGGATTTCAATTTAAAATTTCCAGCAACCTTTATCCTAATCTAGAATATTTTGCTGTTGCAGCTACGTTGCCTGGTCTTAATATGTCGCAGGCAGAACAGAGTTATCGTGGTGTTAACTTATCATTTACTGGAGATAGACTTCAGTTTGATGATTTATCGTTACGTGTTAATATAACTGAAAACCTAGATAATTATATTGAGACATTTGACTGGATGCATAAGTTAGTTCAGCAAAAAGACGCTGAAGACTTAAAAGTAGACGCAACGCTTCTTATACTTACATCACACAACAATGTAGTAAAAGAAGTAGAGTTTAAAGGAGTATTCCCAACAAGCATAGAACCAATACAATTTGACGCACAAGCAGAAAGCGTAGAATTTGTACAAATGGAAATCAGCTTTGGTTATACTTACTTTGAATTTAAATAAAACCGTTTACAAAAACACTAAAGTATGGTATAATATATAGTATGAACAATTTGCAAGCAATATTAGAAATGTGGAAAACAGACTCGATAATAGATGAAATGAATCTAGACGAAACATCGAGAGATTCCGCCAAACTCCATGGTAAATACCTAGAACTTCTTTCAGTAAATCGTATGAAGCTCAAAAAAGCCGAACTTGATTTTAAGATTATACTTAGAGACAAGTGGCTGCACCTTAACGGTAAAATGAGTAAAGTAGAGATTGACGAAAAAGGTTGGGAATATGACCCACTCAATGGAATAACAGTATTAAAAGGAGACATGGATTATTATTATAATGCTGACCCTGTAATACAAGAACATCAAGCCAAAATTCACTACCTTGAAGAAATGTGCAGTACATTAAAGGAAATATTAGAGAATGTCAAATGGCGACATCAAAACATAAAGAACATGATTGAATGGAGAAAGTTTACTAGCGGAGCTTAATGGATACTGTTACGATTCAAAAGAAGAATGAAGTCTTCTTAAATGTCCAATGTGACCCATCAATAGAAATGGAACTGTCAGAGCATTTTCAGTTCTTTGTTCCAGGGTATAAATTCATGCCAGCTTACCGTAATAGAATGTGGGATGGCAAAATCAGATTATACGATTCCAGAAAGAAAATATTATACACAGGATTGCACAAATATTTGCGTGAGTTTTGTGAAGTAAGAGATTATAACCTAAAAGTGATAGATTCACCTACCTATGGTGCACTAGAGTCCGCCCTTAGCCCTGACATAGATGGGCTATTATCACAAATGACCCTCTCTGTGAATGGAGGGGATATAACACCCCGCCCATACCAGCTCGAGGGACTGTCGCACACGCTTTCTCAGGAGAAATCCTTATTGCTATCACCTACTGCTTCTGGGAAGAGTTTAATCATATATTTGGCTATACGATATTACCTAGATGTTTTTGATGGTAATGTTTTGCTTATAGTACCTACAACATCATTGGTAGAGCAAATGTATTCTGATTTCGGAGACTATTCTTCGAAGGATACTTGGTCTCATGAAGAAAACTGTCATAGAATATATTCAGGCAGAGAGAAACATAACGTAAAGCAGAGAGTTATTATATCAACGTGGCAATCAGTTTATAAATTACCACAATCTTGGTTTTCCGGATTTGGGATGGTGATAGGAGATGAAGCTCATAATTTTAAAGCTAAGTCATTAACGAATATATTAGAGAAATGTACTGAAGCGAAATATCGTATTGGTACTACTGGAACATTGGATGGGACTCAAACTCATCAGCTCGTATTAGAAGGATTATTTGGTCCAGTATATCAAGTAACTACTACAAAAGAATTAATGGATAATGACGATTTAAGTCAATTAGATATAAATATACTTATACTGAAGTATAAAGAAGAATACTGTAAGCAGATAGTTAAAGAGAAATATCAGCAAGAGTTAGATTTTATTGTAAGGTATGAACCAAGGAATAATTTTATAGCTAACTTAGCTTTAGACCAAACAGGAAATACATTGATACTCTTTAATTACGTAGATAAACATGGTAAACCTTTGCATTCATTATTACAAGATAGAATGCCTAAGGATAGAAAACTGTTTTACGTATCAGGAGAAACCGATGTCGATACAAGAGAGTCAGTCCGTGAGATTACTGAAAAACAGACCGATGCAATCATCGTGGCAAGTATTGGGACTTTTTCTACTGGTATTAATATTAGGAATCTACACAATATTATATTTGCTTCACCAAGTAAAAGTCAAATTAGAGTCCTTCAGTCAATCGGGCGAGGTTTAAGGAAGAGTGAAGATGGTCAAGATACAAAGATATACGATATAGCAGATGACTTACATTGGAAGAATAAAAAGAATTATACCCTACAACATGCAGCTGAAAGAATTAAAATCTATTCTAAAGAACGGTTTAACTACAAAATGTTTGATATAAATATATAGTATGGAAGCATTAAATATAAGACACTTTAAACTAATGAACGGCGAGGAGATTATCGGTCTCGTTGCTATTAAGAATGATGACAATTTTATAATTGAAAGACCGGTAAGACTGAATCCTAGTATGTTAGGTGGAGTTCAGTTTGTAGCTTGGTTTCCTTTCAGTGATGCAAAACAATTTAAAGTTTTTAAGAGCGCGATTTTACAACATGTTCCTGTAGCAGAGTCTATAAAAGAAACATATGTGAACTTCTCTCTTAAAATGGATAGTCCAATTCAAACTGTACAGACTAAAACAGACCAAGAGCTCTTATACGAATATGAGAGCCGTAATTCTGACTTATTTGATGAGGACCCACTTGATGAGCTGGATGATAAAAGAATACTACATTAATATAGTATCCTCTACCGCTCCGGGTGTTAATATATTATACCATAAAAACAGGCAAATGTAAAGGGTTATTTCACTTTTAGGTGAAAATAAATTAAATTAAATCATTCCTTTACATTTACGCCAAAGTATGGTATAATAGTATATTATGGAGAAAATAAATATGACTAAGGTCAAACCAAAAGATAAACCACATTACGTTAACAATCGAGAATTCTCTGAAGCAGTCATGGATTATGCAGTTGATGCACGTGATTGTAGATCTAAAGAGAAGAAAGTTCCTACAGTTCCAGATTACATCGCAAGATGTTTCATCAGAATTTCTGAAGGATTGTCTCACAGACCAAACTTTGTTCGATATACTTATAGAGAAGAAATGGTTATGGATGCTGTTGAAAATTGCTTAAGAGCAATTGGTAACTATAACATTGAAACTGCTACAAGAACTGGAAAGCCTAATGCGTTTAGTTACTTTACACAAATATGCTACTTTGCATTTATTCGTAGAATAACTAAAGAAAAGAAACAACAAGATATCAAATTCAAATTCATCGAGAAGATGGGTATAGAAGATTTTGTTGCAATGGGAATGGACGGCGAAGGCGCTGAACAAACAATGGCTTATGTTGATACATTAAGACAAAGAATTGGTACTATACGTACTAAGGATGATGCCATTAAGAAATTTGCTAAAGAGGAGAAAAAGCGAGAGAAAGAAAAACTCGAGCTGTTCATGTAATGAAAAAAGTAAGCACAAAACAAAATCAAAGACATATACGTCTTATGAAAAAGAAAACAAGAAAGACTGAAATAAGAAAAGAGCGAAGAGAAGATGTAATGTCTCAAATGCTAATAATCAAACAGTCTCATAAAAGAATAGCAAGAACTCAGAGAAGAATGATAAAACTTGCAAAACAAGCAGCAGCTGTACAACAGAACCGACCTCTATGAAAGTAGCAATATTGAATGACACACATTGTGGTGTCAGAAACAGCAGTGATATATTCTTAAACTATCAAGAACGCTTTTATGAAGAGGTATTTTTTCCTTATCTAAAAGAACATGACATCAAGCAGATA